TTACTTTTAATACTTTCTCCCATACATAATATATAAGGTTATAAAATTATTTATAAATGCCTAGCATAAAGTCAGTTGATGATATTAAATCATCATTATTAAGACCTTCACTTACCTCACATTTTTATGTTGAGATTCCAGTACCTAGTAATGGTGCAAATTCAGATTCATTCAAACAAAAATTACAGGAGAATGGAGTTTCTTGGCCAACAAAGGATCAAGACACTATAAATCTTCTTTGTTCTGAGGCAGTTCTTCCTGGTTCAAGTCTTGCAACCTTTGAAATTAATAATGATAGGACTGGAGTTACTGAGAGACATGTTCATCGCAGAATGTTTGATGATAGAATTGACTTGACTTTTTATGTTGATGCTGGAAATTATCTTCCAATTAAATTTTTTGAAACTTGGATAGACTTTATCAGTGGAGCATCAGATCCTAGAGATAATTTTGTTGACTTAAATGGTCCTGGTCAATCAGCCAAAAATTATTTTTATAGAATGAATTATCCAGATGATTATACTGCTGATCAAGGATTGAAAGTTATTAAATTTGAAAGAGATACTTATAAAAGTTCAAGTAAAGGTGGATATAATAGACCAACAGGAAGCGTTCTAGAGTATAATTTTGTAAGAGCATTTCCACTTTCTATTGCATCAATGCCAGTTTCATATGATGCATCAAGTCTTTTAAAATGTACGGTATCTATGAGTTACATTAGATATGTTGTTACTATGAAGAAAGCATCAGAAAGTTTACCAGCATCTACAAATCCCACCCAAGCATCAGATTCGATGAACAAATCGGCATCTCAAAAATTTCTTGATCCAAATATTAACTTGAATTTAAATGTACCAAGATTAAATGTATCTAATATAAACTTTAGTGATATAGGATCAAGTATTCCATTCTCTGCAGGATTTGAGTAAACCTTTTTTGATAACCTCTCTAAATAAAATTACTGAAACTTTATAAGACATTATGCCTTTACCAAAGATTGCTACACCAACTTATGAACTTGAATTGCCATCAACAGGAGAGACAATCAAATATAGACCTTTCCTTGTAAAAGAGGAGAAGGTTCTTGTACTTGCATTAGAAAGTGAAGATACAAAACAAATCACGAATGCAATTAAAGCAGTCATTAAAAATTGTATCCAGTCAAAAGGTATTAAAGTAGAAGCACTACCTACTTTTGATATTGAATATCTGTTCCTTAACATCAGAGGAAAATCTGTTGGTGAAAATATTGAAGTAAATATTATTTGTCCTGATGATGAAGAAACTCAGGTAGAAGTTAAGATTGATATTGATGAAATCAAAGTACAAAAGGATGACAATCACAACAACCAAATAAAAATTGATGATGATATTATGATGGTGATGAAGTATCCATCACTAGATCAATTCATTAAGAGTAATTTTAATCTTGATGATAAAAATGCAATGGATCAATCATTTGAATTGATTGCATCTTGTATTGATTCTATTTGTAGTGGAGAAGAAGTATGGGCAACTGCAGACTGTTCTAAAAAAGAAGTGAATGAATTTCTTGAGTCGATGAATTCTTCTCAGTTTAAAGGTATTGAAACATTCTTTGAGACTATGCCCAAATTATCTCATACGATTAAGGTTACTAACCCCAAAACAAAAGTTGAAAGTGAAGTTGTATTGGAAGGACTCGCAAGTTTTTTCGCATAAGCCTCACTCATATGAGTGTGGAGGCTTATTATACTCTTAATTTTTCCTTGATGCAGTACCATAAATACTCATTAACTGAGATTGAAAATATGATTCCCTGGGAAAGGGATGTTTATGTAGCATTACTTCAAAATCATCTTGAAGAAGAGAAATTAAAACAACAACAAAATGGCACCTAGGACTACTACAGATCCATTAGAAATACTCTTAGAGATGGGTGTAGACCTAGATAATCTCTCTGATGGAGAGGATTATCTTAGTGCCTTGATGGAATCAACAAATGCATTGACGTTAAAGAGTCCATCAGATCCACGTATTAGTATTCTTCAAAAAGAAATATTAAAAATAAGAAAGAAAAGAAAGGCAGCAGACCCAACATTTAAACCAAGAAAGACAAAAATATCAGCAAACTCATTCAAAAAGAAAACATCTTCTGTTAAGGCACTTCCTGGAACCAGTAAAGGTGGAACACTTGCTGTAAAAAAAACTAAAATAAGTGCCGAGGATATAAAATCTAGTGAAGATAAAAATGTTTTAGAATCGATTCTTGGTTCGGTTACTAATATTAGTGACATGTTGAGGGAGCAATATAAGTTAGAAGAAAAGAATGCTGAAAAAGATAGAAAATCTACAGAGAAAACTAAAAGAAAACTGCAAGAGAGTGGATTAGAAAAAGCATTTAAAGGATTAGCAAAGACAACTCAAAAAGTAATCGCACCAGTCAAAAGTTTACTTGATAAAATATTTGGATTCATTACTACTGTTCTTCTTGCAAGATTTTTAAATAAATTTATTGATTGGTTTTCTGATCCAGATAATAGAAGTAAAATTCAAAGTATAATTAGATTTTTAGGAGATAATTGGCCAAAATTATTATCTGCTTATATTATATTTGGCACTGGACTTGGAAAGTTTTCTAGATTTATTGTAAAACTTTTAGCAAGAGGTGCTATAAGATTAGCAGCAGCAACAGCAGGATTGCTTGCAAGATTATTTGGTGGAAGAGCACTAGGTAAGTTTTCACGATTCCTTGGTAAGAGAGGAAAAATTATTGCTGGTGGTGTTGAAGCAGTTGCAACTATTGCTGCATTTAAAGCACTAGAAAATTCCTTTACGAAGGGGTTAGGTCCGGAGGAGAGTGCGGGAATTGATAATGATATTCCTATAAAAGGATATCAGGGTGGTGGTTTAGTATTTAAATTTAATGGTGGTGGTGGAGTTAATCTTAATTTACTTGCACCAACAAATAATATTTTTGGTTATGAGGGTGGATCATATGTTGAAAACCCTGGTGAAGTAGATGGACCAGGTGGTATTGATAAAGTTCCTGCGATGCTCACTGATGGTGAGTTTGTCATGTCCCGTGGTGCTGTACAGAAGTATGGTGTAGGACAACTGGAAGCAATGAATGCTGCTGGTGGTGGCACCAACAAACCTAAGATCATGAACAACATGGTATATGCCGCCACTGGTGGGTATATGGGTGATAGAGAAAGAGCACCTGATAGAAATTTAAAACCAAACTCTTTCGTAAATCGTTTTGTGATGGGTGACAATAGTCTTTTGAATAAATTAGCTCATGGAGATACGGGGGGTGCATTAAAAACTTTAGGTATTAAAATTGATAGGAATACTGAGGCGACAAATAGAAATACTACTCAAAGAAAAGAAAATAATAATATACTTAAAGATGCTCTTGGAATGGGTGAGGGTTTTGTAAAGGATAGAATAGGTGATGTTAAAAATATTGCATCTATGGGTGGGGGGTTTGTTGATGGATTGAAAGATAAGAGAAAAGAAATTTCAGAATTTATAGAAAAGACTCCATATTTTGGAGAAACTGCTGCAATAGAAAGAGAAAGAAGACTTGGATTAATGAAACCAGGTGCTGACTCTTTACTGCCCGAAGTCAGAGAGAGACTTAAATCTAATGATGAAAGAATAAGAAATCTATATGATCCAGAGAAAGACACTGGATTCATGGGTGGGTTAAAGAATATGAACTATGAAATTCAAAATAAGGGTTTGATTGCTGATCCATTTGCAGCACTTGGATTAAAAGAAGAGGGAACTGAAAAGTTTGTTGAAAAAATTACTGGTGGTAGAGTCAAAAACCTTGGTGCTAAAATAACTGGACTTCAATTTGCATTAAAGGGTCTTGCTGGACCACTTGGAAGAGCATTTAGAATTGATGATAGAGGGTCTTTAGGTAGGTATCTAAGACCTGCTATGGAAGAGGCACAGAGGCAGGGGCATGGTGCAGTTGGGGCAAAGGCATTAGGACAAAAAAAGTATGATGAGTTAGTCCCAGATAGATTAGCTAATCTTGCATTAGGGCAGACTGCTTTTAATGTGGGTGAAGATGGTCGAGCAAAAACTAGTGATACTTATGATTCAAATAATACTGCAGAATATTATTTTAAAACAAGTAGAGAAGCACTTTCAAAAGGAAATGTTGGTCCAGCATTGTTTAATGGATTATCTGGATTATTGAGAGTAAATCAAAATACTGGTTGGGGAAAT